GAAAAAACAATTCAACTGAACCTCACAGAAGAGCAGTTCAATATGATTTGGAATGCTCTGGTATTGAGTGAAGATGAACTGGTAGATGAGGATGATATTAGGGTTAATATTGAAACTCTAAATGAAATGGAGGACATTATGGAAGAACTTGGACTTGAAGTATTTGGAGATGTTGATGATGACTAAACGCAATTTTGAAAAAGAACTATGCCATTACATCTACAATGACCCAGAGTATGGTGAAGACATTGAGAACATTGATTATGGTGCTTTGATTGGACTTCTTTCGGAACTCTGTGATAGAATAGAACAACTTGAAAAAGACAACGAACTTCTGAAATCTTATGCTTGGGAACAATGACTAACGAAGACATTCAACAACCAAATGGAGATTTCCTAAAGAACTATCCTGATGTCACCCGTGTTGAGGTGATTGGTAAAACCCGAGAATACATTCGTTATGGATGTTCTAATGTCCAAGTAAGTCTTCAAGACGATGGAAGAACTTTGAAGGTATTTGCGAATTATGACTGAAGATATGCCGTGGGTGAATCTCACACAAGAAGAAGTAGAAGAACTCCGCAAACAAAAACATGAACTGACTGAATACGGCAAAGAGAAACTTCGCAAGATGATGAAAGACAATCCTACTATTGATGAAATGATTGATGAGGCAGCACGAAGAGAGAGAAGTAATCGTATCCTTGAACGATACAATATGTTCTATAATACTGAATGTTCTGGTCTCTCCCATGGAACACCTATCACACCAGAGTTTCAACAGGCAATGACATTAGAGTGTATGCTTGATGCGTTGAGGTATGAGAACCTTAATCACGAGTTTGATGTTGTTTCTACTGCTGACATCAACGCACTGATTGATGGGTTGTATCAGCAAGGAAAAGATTATCTTGAAAAAGTTAGAAAACTCAAAGGTGAAGACAAATGATTAAAACATATACAAGAGAACAACTCATCCAAAAACTGAATAGTGGTCATATTCCAGAAAAGTATATCCTTTTTGCTGGAAAGGGATATGTCCCTAAAAAAGTTCCTTTTACTCTTTACCAAGAATTTGATAATCTAACTGATTTCTTGAATATGAGACAAACTCATATTGAAAATGGTCTAAATGTATTATGTTTTGCTTGAGGTTTTATGTTTTCAAAACCACTTTTAGGAACTAATATTAAATCACCAAAGATGTCTTGGTTGAATTATATTTGGAATGGTTGTATTATTCAAGGATGGTATAATTGTTGGTATTCTTTTAAGAATTGGGCTGATTTGATGGGTGAAAATTATCAGGAATATGCTCTCCTTATTTCTGATGACCCATTGGAGCAATGTATTATATATTTTTGGGATAGTTTAGAAGACGAAATTTATTCCAAGGATTTTTTGGATAGTTTACTTCAAATAGTAGATAACATTGAAACTGGGAAAGAAAAACTCATTCCAATGGATGAAGTTCAAATGAATTGTCTTAAGGACTTGACAGAAGGTGTTGAGTTGGATTATGATGAAGAAGACCTTAAGCAAGATATGAAAACACTTGAGGAATTGATGAAAGACTATGACTGACCTTGACAAACTGCTTGAAAAGTTTAACAATCGCCCTCCATCCTTATGGAATGTGGTGAGGCATCAACTTGGTTTCTCTATTGATATGTGTGATGAAATTGTAGATGCTGTTGAGGAATGGTTGCCGAAAGAACACGATACAAACTCCTACGAATGGAATAAATGTGTTAGAATGATTCGTGAGAAACTTTGGGAGCAATCGGAATGACTGAAGATGACAAGTATGCTCTCAAAGAGTTTCTTAATGGTGTAGCAGTTACTCTTGGTGTTGTAGGTATTGGTATTCTAATCATTGGAGCACTATCAATGAACACACCAGAACTAAAAGCATCATTTGAAGTGGTTGACACCTACGAAGGATGTGATGTGGTAAGATATGCACCACATCAAGTTGCGGAGTATAAGTATTTCCTTCATTGTGAGAACAACAAATGACAATGCCAGACAAAACTTGGAAGGTAATGAACGACCTTGAGGATGCATTTAGTCAAATCACCACATTTAGTTTTCTTCTTGATAAACTTCAAGAAGCAGTAGATGCTGGTGATATGCAACGCATTGTTGACACTACTGCTGCTCTCAATGCTTTTTATCCACCATACTGTGATAACTGGGATAATAAGTATAAAGTTGCATGGTCTCATGTTGTAAAAGGAGAGTAATGGAAGAACTAATTTCTCCCTATAACTATCAACACACCTCTCAATTTCTAAATGATAACCTTCTCAAGGTGTATGTTGATAGTCCAACGAGGTTCACTCGAAACATGATTGCAACCACAGATGAAATGGTATCATTCAACATCAAGGTTTTGAAGAAACCAAAACATTCTGAAGTTGCATTCTATGAAAGAAAGAGTATGCCAGAACCATATGGACATACTTCTGGTCTGTGTATAGCAACAGAGAAAGGATATACTATTCTAGTTAAGAAATTTGCTGGAGATAAAAAGTGGATATATCTTCATGAGTGGGGTCATGCATTAGGTCTTGAGCATCCTCATGATGACAGAGACGGTGATGTATGGTATGATACTGACACTAATGATACCGTGATGTCTTACAAATGGATTGCACCAGTGAAAGCATTTCGACCTGCTGATGTTGATACTATTACTGGACTATATAAAGCTAACTGATAGTTGATTGTGTTAAAAGTTTTATTCTTTGGAAGATCTAAAAAAGAAGAAGTTTGGGAGCACGATTATATCTTAAATGATATTTTGGACGGAAGAAAAGTCTCTACTAGTTTCTTATATCTTGATGATATTAGAAACGGTAATTATGATTTTGATGTCTTCATCTATAGCGCAAGAGACCCAAATAACTATCCTTGGGGATACATGCCAACCTTTGATGATGTTTTAGAGTGTGTTAAAAAGACTAAACCTAGAATAGTCATCCAGCTCTCTGATGAGTTTTGGTATGAAGACCTTCAAATTCATAATACTATTGCTGATCATTGTGAGTTATTTTTAAGAAAACAACATCACAAAAACTATCAGTATAGAAGTAATACAGTAAATATTCCTCTTGGATATAGTAGTGGATATTATGTTCCCAAAGTAGTTCCAAAAATTTCTGAAAGGAAATTAAATTGGTCTTATGTTGGTGATATGAATAAGTCTGACAGAAAAGAACTCTATAACAATTTTACAAGAATACCAGAATATAAATGTGAGAATGGTATTTCAGCAGAGAGGATGTCTGAAATATATTCAGACACAATTTTTGCTCCTTGTGGTAGAGGGAATTCTTCTTTAAATTGTATGAGGTTATATGAGTCTTCTATGGTTGGTGCTATTCCTATTGTAGTTGGTAGTAAAGAAGAAATAAAAGACACCTTTGTTTTTGAAGAAAATCCACCTTGGTTATTCTTTGATTCCTGGCAAGACGCAGAAAATAAATGCCAAGAACTTTTGAATGATAAGATTGAACTTCAGAAAATACAAGACAATGTTTTGTATTGGTGGAATAATAGATTGTCAAGAGTGAAGCAAAAGGTAAATGACTTTTTTGATTTTTATAAACTTAAAGATTTTCCTTCAGTAAATTGTATAAGCATTACTCAGTCTTTTGATAGGCGGAAGATAATGTATGACAATTTTAAAAAGTATGGAATAAAAAAATATACAACTCACATATATGAAAAATATGATGACAGTAAACATACAATTGAACATGAAACTTTAGAACTTAATCCTCCAGGAAGAGGACCAGTTACTTCTCACTTAAAGACGATTAAGTCTTGGTATGAAAATACTAAAGAACCTTATACTATTATATTTGAAGATGACATAGATTTTACCACATTAAAATATTGGAAATTTACTTGGAATGAATTTTTCCAAAGACTTCCAGATGATTGGAATATTGTTCAGTTATGTATTGTCAGAGATGAGATGTATCATTTTCGTTTTGATGATACTGTTTTTAAACTTCGAGATAGATGTTTTGATGATTGGTCTGGATGTGCTTATTTGATAAGCAGAGAACACGCAAAGAATCTAGTTGAAAATTATATACCCGAAGATATATTTTATTTGGAATATAAGGGGAGGGATAGAATGGCAAGAGCAAATCAAGTTCATGCCTATTCTTGGCTTCTTCCTCAAATTGAAAATATAATATATACTAACTTCTTTGGAGGTGTATATTGTTTTCCTTTGTTCTGTGAGAATATAGATTTTGATAGGACCTGGATTTCTGCTCCATCATATATTAATATAAAATCTAATATGGAAATAAACCATTGGTGGAGTAGTCAAGGTAGAAAATATGAGATAGATCAATTGTTTCAAAAATCTAAATAGATTTAGAAACCGCCGAGTGGAGACACGAAGATGGCAATTAAAGTTAAAAATGTAGAAGTAATTGATGACAGTAATAATCTTTCGAATATTAATTCGTTTGAAAATACTGTAAAGTCTACTTATGGTAGATTAAGAATTCCGACTAGTGACATCACCGCTGCAAATAGAGATTATATTATTGCTAGTGCTGGTTGTAATGTTGTCCAACTTCCAAGCAATCCAAATCCTGGAAACGAAATAGTAATTGGTATTGGAGGATCTACTTCTACTACATCAGTTCCTATTACTGTATCTAGAAACGGCAAAACTATTATGGGAACACCTGCTGATCTTGTTATTGACATACCAAGTTCTGTAATAACTTTAACATATATTAATGATACTTTGGGTTGGGTCATTAAATAGTTAAAGTCAAGGGCACACATCCCATGGGTTCCAATGTATAAGGAACCACATCTTCAGAAGAAGTCTGATGAGTGTAAGATATTATGGAATATCTGGTATGAGATGATGATGAATAAAGATCCATTAGCATCAACAGCAAGAAAAACTTGGATAAAATGTGCAGACGAGTTCTCTGAAATGATTAATCAGGAATGCCTGACAAATCCCAAGTATAAGAATATAAAGAGTATAGATAGTGAAGTTACATAAACTTATATGAAGTTCTTTTTTGCACTTATCGCAACTCTTTTCTTTGCTCTCCCTGCTTGGGCAGTTGATGTTCAGATGGGTTATAATGGAGGACTAGTCTTTGAACCCTCAGAAGTTACAATTGCTGCTGGTGATAGCATCCACTTTATCAATAACGTGCTACCTCCTCACAATGTCATTGTTGATGGTCATCCCGAGCTCAGCCATACAGGTCTGGCATTTTCTCCTGGAGAATCCTTTGACGTTTCCTTTGATGTTCCTGGTGAGTATACCTTTTGGTGTGATCCTCATAAAGGGGCTGGAATGATTGGACACGTTACCGTAAATTGATTTAGATTAAACAAAAACTGATGAATCACACTGACCATTCTACCTACGAACACTTATTCCATATGTTTTTATGTTGCATTGCTGGTCTAGGAATCGGCACCCTCGCTGTTTGGGGATATCAAAAAATTAAAGGAAATAAAGATCACAATCCATAATGGAAAACAAACCAGGACAATGTTGGGACTTTGTAATGTCTTCTTTTACTAGAAGTTATGGAGTTTCTAAAGTCATGGAAAATGAAAAATTTCATGAACTCGCATTGCAGTGGTGCGACGACAATAACTATGAGTGTAAGATTCACTTAGATGATTTGAGAAAAGTTGACGCATATTTTAGAAACTTGTATGAAAGTGATTACATCTGAAACCTCATATAAAGTCTCAGAAATGCTGAGAGATACCTGGCCTCAACTTTACAGGCCAGGTAAACCATTGTATAATGAAGAACCACGGAGTGAGACCAATGACGGAGAAAAAGAACACAAGTGCTGATATGCTTGGGCAGTTTTCTATTGCCCTTCAGCAACTTGGATGGGACCCTGAAGATGAACTGAGGGTTGATATTGGAGGTGTTGCCGCAACGGGAACCGCAACTCATCCAGATGCAAATCCCAAATGGGCAAAACCTTTTGGAACTATTACTTATCAAAAGGATGCTTTCATTGTAATTAAAAATGTAAGTCGCAATCCTATCATTTCTTCTCAACCAAATCCAGATTTGAAAGCATATCATGCATGAAAACTATTCGGTAATTGATTTAAATACTGGAAAAAGAATTGCTGACTGTGCTACTTTGGAAGATGCAAAAATGATGGTTTCTTTTAGTCCTGCCAATAGAGCATATAGAAAGAATCGATTTATTGTGGATCAAGTTATTGACATAACTTCTACTACAGATAAACAACTTCCAGGACAATTAGGATTACCTTCTACAAAAGAGAGACTATCAGATTCTGAAGAAATGATTCTTTTACCAGAAGCAGAAGGAATTCCTTTTATCACTAAATAACTTTCAGTTTCTTATTTACTATGAACTTTACAATTTATTCTAAGGACGGATGTCCTTATTGCTCAAAAGTTGAAAAGGTTCTTAATCTATCAAATCTTCAATATGAAGTTAAGAAACTTGATGTTGACTTTAATAGAGAAGATTTTTATGATAAATTTGGAAAAGGATCTACATTCCCTAGAGTTCTTTTGAATGGCAATTTAATTGGTGGATGCAATGAAACTGTAATGTACCTTTTGGAAAATAAGATTATTTAATGGACAATAATTTTCACGAAGTTTATTTTGATGTTGACCAAGCAATCGATTTTGCTTTTGAAAATAAATTTGTTTTAAAATTTTATGATTATTTAAAATTAAGAAATGTGACGAGGAAGCAAGTTGAAGAGTTTATTTCTAGCGAAACTTCTGTTGAAATTTCTGATTTGGTAAATGAATTAGAAGAGTACCTTGAGGGTGGTTCTGACAATAATCACAAGATGCTTCGTGAAGCATACGGACATATTCCAAAACCACAAGCAAGAAAGATTAAAACTTATTTGTATGGCATCTTAGAAGATGCATGGAAGTACAGTCATGACAAGCGACCAGGCCGACGAAAGAAAACTAAATAAAACAGAACCCCAAATCAATCGGGGATTTGAGTTAATGTTACGTAATAGGAGGAGTAAACCAGAACCACCAAAAACTTTTCAATTAAAGTTTGGTAAGATGGTTTCTCTCTTCCGTAGAGAGATTGTTTTACACCTAAACTTTTACATAGACATTAGGAAAAAATAAACTCTCTCTGGAGAAGGAAAATGTTAGCAGTAACTCTAACGATCAGCACTCTTATTTCAATAATGTTCTTTTTTGTTGGAGGTGTGGTAGGATGGTTGGCCAAAGAACATTTCTACAACACTGTTCCAGCATATACTCACCCAGAGATGTTTGATGAGAATGGTAATCTTTTACCTGATGAAATTTTAGCAGTACGATTTGAAAACAATTATGACGACTACACCGAAGAAGACGACGAAGACTAGAACTGTAAGAACTAGAAGTAGTGAACCAAAACCTGAAATTGACCTTCCCGCAAATCCTTTCATGTTTGAGGTTTTTGAACTAGTTTCAAAGCAAAAAACAAAACAAAAAAAAGTTGAAACGCTTAGAAAATACGATCACCAATCTTTGAGATCTATTTTTATTTGGAACTTTGATGAATCTGTAATTAGTATGCTTCCTGAAGGTAATGTTCCTTATGCTGATGCAAATGACCAATCTGTATATAGCGGAACTCTTTCTGAAAATATTGATAAAGAAATTAAAGGTGGAGAATCTGCGATTGGTCAAGATTTAGATTCTAGTGGAAGAACATCTTTGCGCAGAGAATATCAAAATCTTTATCACTATGTCAAATATGGCAATAATAAATTGAATAATATTCGTAGAGAAACTATGTTTATTAACCTTCTCCGCAGTTTACATCCACAAGAAGCACAGATTCTAATTCTTACAAAAGATAAAAAACTTGAAACTAAATATAAAATTACCAAAGATATTGTTTCTGAGGCATATCCAGAAATTCGTTGGGGAGGCCGTTCGTGACAATTGTGCAGGAGAAAATTATGGCAGATCAAAATACTAGAAATTATTTGAGCGTTCTGCCTCATGAATATGGATGCGAAATTCTTCTTGAAAAAACTACCTTAGATAAGGTTAAGGACCCTTCATTTCCAAATGATGCATACTGCATCTGGTATAAAGTTGAAGAAGAAACCTTTATGGATTTAACACGATGTAGAAAGAGAGTAGATCTTTTTGATATGTACTATGACAAATATGGTCCAGGAGCAGTTCAAAAGATTGACTTTGGATATGGAAGAACTAATCCCAAACTTTGGGGAATTAAACCATCAGAAAAGAAAAAGAAAAGATGAGTGAAGGATTTGATAAAAAAGATTTGGAGGTCTCTAGTTATAATGATGAAGTAAAAAATCTCCTCAAAAAATACAAGAAGATTAAAAAGTATATGAAGTCTCCTTTATATGCTATTAAAGAAATTGATGGAACAGAAAATATCGTTAGCAATTTGTTAAAAGAACTAGATACCAATAAATAAAACTAAACGAGGGATATAATGCTTTCTTCTCAATATAGACTCCGACTGGAGAGTATTTGTGGTAGAATTGCAAGGCGTGAAGAAGTCCTAATAGAAGATATGATATGGGCTCAAAAACTTGCAAAGTCAAATGGATCTGCTGAAGCAATGCTTCGTAGAGCAAGACGGGCAGCAAACAATCCAGAGATGCAAGAAGGAAGTCTAGATGACTTTATGAATGCGATGGATCTTGGAGATCCAGATCCATCAAATCATCGCACAGGATTTACAAGTGCTGATGATATAATCGACTTTTTCTCACAAGATAAACCAGAAGATTGGAGGCAGAGAGATTGAGTGAAACATTATATTATAGCGATTCAATTTATGGATGATGAAATAAAAACTTATAATATCATTTCCACTGCTTCTAAATGGTTTGTATTACATTCTACATTAGCACACGTACCAGAGTTTAAAAGTTATCTAATTAAGTCTTATCCACTATGAATGAAACGGCAGTAATCTATAGTAACGGTAGTCAAGAGTGTGAGCGCATTGGTATGCTTCTTAAGAATCTTGGTGGAGAGTTTCATGAATATATTGAGGGTGTTGACTTTAGTGAACGTCAGTTTGAAATGGAGTTTGGTAAAGAAGCAACATATCCTCAGGTAGCAATTGGTAGTAAACACATTGGGAGTATTAAAGAAACATTACAATATCTTAAGAACGAAGAACTTATTTAAAACTGTATCATAAAATACAAAAACAGTTGACTATATAAGTTAATGGCACTATAATGTGCTTACGTTCAACCAGGAAACTGGTCGCAAGTAGGACGGCGGAACGGATCGTTCATTCGCTATTCGCAAATAGCGAACGCAAACCGCCCGAAGGAACGGGTTTTAATTAACTCATTTCTTTGGAGGCAATCTCATGGCTAAAGTCGTATATCGTGGTGCCGCTTATGACACCAATGACCGTCTGAATAAGATGGTTTGCACAAAAGAAACCTTTGTAGAAACTTACAGAGGTGTGAAGCATACCGAAACCAAAGAGGTATGCAAATGAAACTGAATGTCCTGCAGCTTGTAAAAGAGCAAAAACAAAAACAGAATAGACTACATAAAGCACAAATTGCACAACTTGTTGGAGCAAAGAAATGCTAGCCGTAGTAGAAATAACTTTGGCATCAATGGCATTTATGCTATTGATAGTTGCTGAAGTTCACTTACTTAAATGACTAGAGAGGGTTGACACCCTCTCTTTTTTTATGTAAAATAATAAAGGTATAGGATTTCCAATGGACAAAGAGAAACTTAAACTGATTATTAGAAATCTAGAATCTCTGGTAGAATGCCTTAAGTCAGAAGTTTATTCTGATGTAGATGCTTATAAGTATGAAGAACTAGGTCCAACAATCACCGACTATGATGAAATCTTTTATGAAGATGAAGACTGATGTATGAAGATTTAGATTCCTTCGAAAGGGCATTGCAACACTTTGGTACTCGCACCGATGTTATTATTGCAATGGAAATGGGAGATAAGATTGATGGAGAGACTGCCTATCAACTTATCAAAGCAGAGTTGAAAGAACTCAAAAAGAAACGTAAAAATTATAAGAAAGAAAATGAGTGAGCAAGTAAAACTGATCTCTGTGACCCCTGATGCTGAGAAGGTAATGGGGTACGTAGCGAGGGTCAGCAACCCCTCTAACCAGGAGAACCCGAACGTTGCGGGTCTTCTTAAGTACTGCGTGAAACACCAGCACTGGAGCGTCTTTGAGCAGGCATTCATGACGCTTGAAATCGAGACCACTAGGGGCATTGCGGCCCAAATCCTCAGGCACCGTTCATTCACCTATCAAGAGTTCTCACAACGGTATGCTGACAGTTCTCTTCTAGGAGATAGTATTCCTCTCTTTGACTTGCGTCGTCAGGATACAAAGAATCGTCAAAACTCTATTGATGATATTGATGATTCTGTAAAGCAAGAGTTTGAGAGCAAGATTCGTAAGCACTTTGATGACTCGATGGTTCTCTATCAGTCAATGCTTGATATGGGAATTGCAAAAGAGTGTGCTCGTTTTGTATTGCCTCTGGCAACTCCAACAAGAATCTATATGAGTGGATCGTGCCGTTCTTGGATTCATTATATCTCTCTGCGTTCTGGTCACGGAACTCAGAAGGAGCATATGGATATTGCTGATGCTTGCAAAAAGATCTTTATGGAACAGTTTCCAACTGTTTCGGAAGCACTTGAATGGGTCTAAATATAATATCTTGAATTTATAACAATGGCGACATATCCAATAGTTCACAAAGAAACTGGTGAACAGAACGAAGTTACGATGAGTGTTAATGATTGGGATCAATGGAAAGAAGACAATCCCGATTGGATTCGGGATTGGTCTGATCCATCAACATGCCCATCTTCTGGTGAGGTGGGAGAATGGAAGGATAAACTAATACAAAAAAATCCTGGTTGGAACGACGTATTAGCAAAAGCATCAAAGGCTCCAAAATCTTCAGTAAAGACTATCTAATTCAATATGTCAAGAAAAAAAAGAGACGATCAACCAATTGGTGTTGGTATGACTGCAAAGCAAATGAAAAGAAAAAAACCAATCGGCACTGATCTATTGAGGGAAGTTGAACCTCTTACAGAAAATCAAAGTGCATTGTATGATTCATTTTCAAAAGGTAAAAACTTAGTTGCATATGGAGCAGCAGGAACAGGAAAGACTTTTATAACTCTCTATAATGCTCTTAAAGAAGTTTTGGATTTGAGAACTCCTTATGAAAAAATTTATATTGTAAGGTCTCTCGTAGCAACAAGAGAGATTGGATTTCTTCCAGGAGATCATGAAGATAAATCTTCTCTTTACCAAATTCCATATAAGAATATGGTAAAGTACATGTTTGAAATGCCAGATGATGCATCATTTGAGATGCTCTATGGCAATCTTAAAACTCAAGGAACTATTAGTTTCTGGAGTACTTCTTTTATTCGTGGCACTACTTTAGATAATTGCATTATTATTGTTGATGAGTTTCAAAATTTAAACTTCCATGAGTTAGATTCCATTATCACTCGCGTTGGTGAAAACTCTAAGATTATGTTTTGTGGTGATGCAACTCAATCCGATCTTGTTAAGACCAATGAAAAAAATGGCATTAGCGACTTCATGAAAATTTTAAGGAACATGCCATCATGCGATGTAATCGAATTTGGTGTTGAAGATATTGTTCGCTCTGGATTGTGTAAAGAATATCTAATTGCAAAAATGGAACTTGGTCTATGACATTTATTCATCATAATTACTTGGGTGATCTTGAACTAAACAAAAAAGAAACTTCTGGCATCCGTCTCTATAATCTTCCAAATGGAGACTGGGTGCCTTCTATTACTTCTGTAACTAGTTTTTACAATAAGCAAGTTTTTGTTGAGTGGAGAAAGAGAGTTGGTGTAGAAGAAGCTGATAGAATCACAAGACAAGCAACAGCAAGAGGAACTGACTTTCACCAAATATGTCAGGACTATCTTGAAAATAGAGAACTGAATATGGATGACTATCAGTTACCAACTCAGTTTATGTTTCATCATGCCAAACCATATCTGAATAAGATAAATAATATACACGCTATTGAAAGAACTTTATATTCGGAATATCTGGGTCTAGCAGGCCGAGTAGACTGTATTGCAGAATATGAAGGAGAGTTGGCAGTTATTGACTTTAAGACATCCACTAAAATTAAACCAGAAAAGTGGATCGAAAACTATTTTGTTCAAGAGATGTTTTATGCATCTGCTTATTACGAATTGACTGGAATTCCCATCAAAAAACTTATTACTTTGATGGTAACTCCTGGTGGTGAAGTAAAAGTATTTGACAAAAGAAACAAAAACGACTATATTAAATTACTAGTTCGTTATATTAAAAAATTTGTACATCACAATACTGGGACGCATGGAGAATGAATTAGAAAAGGTACTGGAAAATAAATTCTTTTGTCCTTCTCGTTTCGCTCAAGAGATAGAATCTGTGGTTCAAAAAAATAAAGAAATGAACTATATTGATGCAATCATATACTTTTGCGAGAAGAACAATATTGAAGTAGAATCTGTACCAAAATTAATCTCAAAGCCTCTAAAGGAGAAATTAAAATATGAGGCAATGGAGTTGAACTTCCTAAAGAAAAGTTCTAGAGCAAAACTTCCTTTGTAATATTAAATGAAAGTGACACCAATCGAGGCCTATAAGACTTATATTTCAGTTAAAAATCATTTCACAAAACCAAACTATGACTATATCAAATACAATGGTAAAGTAAAGGCAGGTGAAAAGAGTTTTTATTCCCGTAAAGATAGGTTTTGGTTTGAAAGATTGTCAAGACAAAAGAAAGATAACGAAATACTAGATTTTTTTGTTTCTAATTTTGCATCAGCCACTGATCCTCAGACACTTTGGATTGGGGAAATTATTAAAAGTGGAACTGATATTTACGGTGATTGGATGAAAAGAATTCAATCACTGTCTTATAATTTTAAGCAAGAAGTAGAGTTCTTATTTTCCTCAGAAAAATTTGAAGATATTTTCAAAATCAAAGGGTCTTCACATCCTTTGATTTTGAAGTATTATATGAAAGGAAATATTTCATTAGAAACTCTTGTCATATTTGATATGATTTTTTCTTTTAGTAAAAACTTTGACAAGAAATTAAATGATCCTGTTTGGGATATTGTAAGTATGAAAATTAAAAAGTACTCTCCATTTATACATATAGATGTATCTCGCTATAAGAGAGTTTTAAAAGAAGTTATTTTGGAGAATAAATGAGTTTTTTTGAATCAGATGTTGTCCGAGCTGAGATGACAGAAATATCTGAATTACAGGAAGAGATTTACAGTAATGTATTTAAATTTCCTACCATGAGTAGGGAAGATAAATTGGAACACATTAATATTTTAGAAAGACTTCTTGATAAACAAAAAGTTCTTTATACAAGACTTTCTCTTTCAGATGATCCAGAAGCAAAAGAGATGAAGAAAAGAATTTCTGAATCTGCAGTTGTCATGGGCCTTCCAGAAAATGTTGACATGAATGTTTTTTTCCGAGACATGAGTGAGATGGTTAAAAAAATGAAGGAACAGATTGACAAAACTGGGTCAGACCTGTAGAATAGTCAGGTACACAAAAGCCAAATACGTACAAATCCGAGGTAATCTAATGTCTTTTGCAAATCTTAAAAAGCAATCTTCTCTTGGTTCTTTGACTGCCAAACTGGTCAAAGAAGTTGAGAAAACAACTTCCAGCAGCGGTACTGATGAGCGTTTATGGAAACCTGAAATGGACAAGACTGGAAATGGTTTTGCCGTTATTCGTTTCCTTCCTGCACCTGATGGAGAAGATCTTCCTTGGGCAAAGGTATATTCTCATGCCTTCCAAGGTCCTGGTGGTTGGTATATTGAAAACTCTCTGACTACTCTTGCTCAGAAAGACCCTGTTTCTGAGCATAACCGTGAACTCTGGAACAGTGGTAATGAAAAAGATAAGGAGACTGTTCGTAAGCAGAAGCGCAAACTGTCTTTCTATTCCAACATTTATGTTGTAAAGGATCCTGCAAATCCCCAAAACGAAGGTAAAGTTTTTCTGTTTAAGTATGGTAAGAAGATCTTTGATAAGATCATGGAAGCAATGCAACCTGAGTTTGAAGATGAAACTCCAATCAATCCTTTCGACTTCTGGCAAGGTGCTAACTTCAAGATCAAAATCGTCAAGAAGGATGGTTACTGGAACTATGATAAGTCAGAGTTCGACCGAATTGCACCACTCCTGGATGATGACGATGCTCTGGAAGCCCTGTGGAAGAAGCAGTATTCTTTGACTGCTGTTACTGCTCCTGACCAGTTCAAGTCTTATGAAGATCTTGAGAAGCGTTTGAAGTATGTTCTGGGACAGAAGACTGCTCCCCGTCCACGTCTTGATGAAGAAGTTGATGATGAGGACAACGATCGTGGTTCTTACACTCCCAACTTTAATTCGCGTCGTGAGGGGAGTGAACTTCCTGAAACTCTCAGTAAGCAACTGAATAATCTTTCTTCAAGTAATGATGAAGATGAAGATGATGCTCTTGCATATTTCCAAAAACTTGTTGATGATTGATTACTGATACAATCTAATATTATCACCTTTCTTAAGGGTTCTTGACACATACTGTGAAGAACCCTTTTTGTATTTCATGATTTCTTCTAAATCATTGAAAACAATATTTAAGTATCTTGGTTTAAGTACAAATATATTTCTTTTATTATTCTCTATGTTAGTTTCATAATCTAAATTTGTAACAGGAATTAAAAAGTCAACCGAAGAAATTCTTTTTATTGTCCGTAAGTTAGAATCATAGTATTCATAGTATAGTGTATTTTGATTTCCACTTGCTCTACTTGATATAAATTCAATTTTCTCAGAACCATTAAGTTGTTGGGATATCATGTTTGCATCAGATTCTATTAATGAATTTAAAGTAACTTCAATTATATTTACACTACCAGTTTCTGATTTAAAAAGATTGTTTATGACATAATTTCCATTTAACAATGAATTATCATATCCAGTAACTTGTATAGTGTCTCCAATTTTTATATCGCTCGTAATTCCACCACTTGCAATTTGGATTTGAAAAGTATCATCAAAATACATTGACTGCGAAATACTTCTTTTCTCTCCTGCAATAAACCCATTACCAGATTTTAATGTTGGTTGAACTATAATGTCTTTGGGAAGAACTGTAATATTTAAACTATCTTTTATTTCTATAGTTTTATAATACTTGATACTATTCAAATTTTCAATTGAACCATATTTTTCTATTAATAGATCGTCAAAAACTTGTTGGGTCAGAGGCCATTCTGTTTGTATGTTTAAGATATTATTAGAAATCAAAACTACCCAATCAAGATTCTCATCACCATAAAACTTGAATGCCACATTATCAGGTCTTTCATCACCAATAATAGAATACTTTGTGAAGAAAGAAAGGTTACCAAAAATATCTTCTCTCAGTTTTCCTCTACGAAAAAGATTTTTTACTGGAGCATATTCTGATATTTGTCTTTGATCTACATCTCTACTAACGTATTCAAAGTTTGGTACTTGTCTGAAGTATGATGACATTTTAGTAACCTATTCCTGATGTGCTAAAGTTTGTATCATAATCTGCTTGAGTAACAGGTTCTAACTCTTGGAAAGAGAGTGACATATTATAAGAAACCATAGTGTTAGTCCCATCAGAATATGTTGCATAAGAACCATCAGGAGTATAGTCAACACTCATATTTTTTAATGCACAAGTCTTTATTAAATTCAATGAAGGATGTGCAGCATTTCCATTTGAACCTCTTATATATTTAATCTGAAATACTGGTGGGGCAGTTAAGAATAAGTTACTAACTGCTGTTCCCGGAGAAGAGAATTGTTTAAATGCTCTGATGATTTGCTTTACGGTTGTTGCCTCATCAGCACTTCTTGGAGAAAGTTTAAAATTAAAATCAAATGGTCTGAGAGTTGGTCCTTGGAATAATAACTCAAGATTTGGATTCAATACTGCACCACCAAATCTTGACAGTAAACCAGTAGTACTAGTTGCTTTTCCTGCAAGATATAGTTGTAAAGCTTTCTTTGTCCTATCATCGGTAACAGCATTTTGCAGTTTAGTTTTAAATGCGTCTATGTAGCTTTTAACTTGATTATCTTGAATTGCCACTGATGCCGCAACTCCTTCATACTGTGCAGCATTTAATTCTCCCTGATTCCAATTCACACTGTTATTGTCAGTAATTCCAGATTGAATTGGCAAATAAACAGTTCCAAATTCTGCCTTTAGATTTCTAGTTTCAGGATTAAAAAAGGTCGAACTGGTATTAATTTTTCTTGGTTCAAATCTAATAAATTTAAACTGGATTTTATCTTGCCCTATATCATTCTGACTAGCTTCTGGATACACTAAAATATCTTTACCAAAAACCGATTTAAAGGTTGCTTTTTGATCCGATTCAATTGCACCATCACTGATGAGTCCGCTGAGTGTTTGATTAGTTGGTGTATTGGCATTTTGTTGTGCATTATTTTGTGATGGACCTCCACCGCCACCAGCACCACCAGGAGCAACATTTCCTTGTGAACTATATCCGGGTGTTTGTTTAATTTTATCTAGATTTCTTTGAACTACCGGATCGGTTGCATTTAATTCAAGATTTCTTATAAAACCACTTTTTATTGATTTATTTAACGTATTTTGTTGTTGCTGTCCATCTGCACCACCATAATATTGTTCATATAAACTTTTATTTTCTGCATATGGTGTTGACTTACCAGTAGCTGGATTAAAATTATATAAAGGCGTTCTACCTAGACTCACACCAAAAGCATTTTTGTTGGTTGTATAAACATCATATGCGCCAGTATCTGGATTAGCTACTACGACTACATCGAGATTAAATGTTGATGTAGTTGGTGCACCAATTCCATTTCCTTTCACTTTTTGTGTGAAAGTAGCCTCTAAATTGCCATTATTATCTTTCCATCCAGGAAGTGTTGCTAACATTTTATGAGCACTTTTCTTTATTTAGTTACGATTGCAAAAACCTTGCATAATTAACAGAGCGAAGATAATCAATTTCATTATTTTCTATGATATGAAGTTTACCAGATACTTCTTGCCAGGTATAACTTCTAGATTCTCCCCAATGAAAATTAATTCCTTTAAAACCCCATCTCTGAACATCGGTACAAGCAATCAAAGGAAATTCGTCAAATCTAATGTCAGGAGTTTTGGGAAGGTAAATGAAAGTATAATATCTACCAACATCAGGTATGAATTCAGTCTCTCTAAAGACATCCATAATTTCAAGCATAATAGATTCGGAGTCAGTTAAACCATCAATCTTTCTTTTTAACCGAGATACTCTACTAGAAGTTTTGAGAATATCTTCTCCAAATCCTTTTGCCATTACTTGAGTCCGAGTTCGTTTTCTGTTATGATTTTAAATTCTATAAGTCTATCATCACAGAATTCTTTTGCAGCTTTCCATTTTGCCTGATTGACGGCATATGTCTTCATCTCATACAACCAACTTTTTGTTTTTCTTTTTGGTTCTTTTGGTTGTATGGTTTGTTTTTTTGGTTTTACTTCAATCACATAAGTTTTAATTTGACCAGTAGATTCTTTAACCTTAATGATAAAATCAGGAAAGTATCTGTGAACTCTATTGTCTACTGGAGATTTATATGGAATCCAAAATTCTTCAGAACCCCACTCTAATATATTTTCATTCAGGTCACACCAATTACAGAATCTTCTTTCCCAGCTACTTCTACAAATAATATTGTTTGGGTCTCCCTTATATTTTTGTGGATATGATGGTTTGAATCTACTTTTTATACTTTGTGCCATTATCTTTGCTACATAATATATAAGGTAGAAATATTTATAGATGGCAACAACAAACGCAAGACCTTATAGAATGAGTGATATTAAAAGTAAGTTATTGCAACCAGCACTAACTTCTCATTATGTTTGCCAATTTAATCCACCAAGAAATGACTCATTTAAAAACTTTTTTAATCAAAGAAAAAGTGCAGGATTTCTTGGTGCTGATTGGAAGTCAAACCAAGACTTGATTGAGTTATCTTGCTGTGTAGCATCATTGCCAGGTTCGAGTTTGGCAACAATTGATATTAATGGAGACTATACTGGAGTCTCTGAGAGACACGCATACAGAAGACAATATGATCAGAATGCAGACTTTACTTTTTATGTAGATAAAAATCATTATATCATTGATTACTTTGAGAACTGGTTGTCTTTCATTGTTGGCGAAAACAATATAGAAGGCCAAAGATCGGATACTTACAGTTATAGAATAAATTTTCCACAGGACTATAAGAGTTCAAATCTTTCAATAACTAAATTTGAAAGAGATTATTCTGGAAGAAATTTGACTTATCAATTTATTAATGCATTTCCAATAAGCATTAATTCAATGCCAGTCTCTTATGACTCCTCTCAACTTTTAAAGTGCACCGTATCATTTAATTACAGTCGCTATGTTCTTGATAGAGGTATTATTGAAGGAAATTTTGATGTTGATAATGGAAGACTTAATTCTACTGCCCAAAATCTAATCAATAATCCATTTGGAGGATAAATATAGTAACCTGAATTTATAATTCATAAAGTATGCCATTACCAAAGATTTCGACGCCCACTTATTTCTTGACACTACCATCGACAGGGAAAGAAATTAAGTATAGGCCATTTTTAGTTAGAGAAGAAAAGTTGCTTGTACTTGCACTTGAGAGTGAAGATCCTAAGCAAATTACAGAAGCAATTAAAACAGTCATTAAGAGTTGCATTCAAACAAGAGGAGTTAAAGTAGAAACTTTACCAACTTTTGATATTGAATATCTGTTTCTCAATATCAGAGGAAAGTCTGTAGGGGAAGAGATTGAAGTTAATATTATTTGTCCAGATGATGGTCAAACAACAGTACCAGTTAAGATTTTAGTCGATGAGATTGTGGTACAAAAGTATGATGGCCATGATTCAAACATTAAGATTGATGATGACATTGTTCTTCAAATGAGATACCCATCACTTGAGCAATTTATTAAGAACAATTTTGATTTGAATGCAACCAATGATATGGACCAGGCATTTGATTTGATTGCATCTTGTATTGATAAAATTTGTACAGCAGATGAAGTTTGGTCAACTAGTGATGTAACTAAAAAAGAAGTCAATGAGTTTTTAGATCAAATGAATTCGTCTCAATTTAAAAAGATTGAGAAGTTTTTTGAGACTATGCCAAAGTTAGCTCATAATATTAAGGTAACCAATCCAAATACCAAAGTTGAAAGTGAAGTTGTTCTTGAAGGGTTATCATCTTTTTTCGTATAGCAATGATCCATATGGATCTTGAAAATTACTATATGTTAAATTTTGCCCTCCTTCAGTACCATAAATACTCTTTGACAGAGATTGAAAATTTGATTCCCTGGGAACGGGACATCTATGTTACTTTATTAAAAAATCATCTGGAAGAAGAAAAACAAAAGCAGCAAACCCAGAATGCCAACTAAAATTGACAGATTAAGGAAAGCATACGAGTTCAAACTTGGTAAAGATCTTGCTGCAAAATTGACAGATGCTCAGATAAAAATATTGTCTTCATACTATAATAGTATGAGTGAGTCTGAGCAAAATGATGTTGACAATAAAATTGCTATGGGAAAGTCCAATGACCTTCTTGATATGGCACTTTCTATGGTGGAAGAGAATGAAAGTGAGCAACAACCAGATAGTAGTCCACCAGAAAATAAAATAAAAACTTTTTCCCCCGACTTAGATGATCTATTAAACAGTATTCGAGATGAGGGTAAGAGAGAAAGAGCTCTTGCCCTCTATGAAGGAACACGAGAAGATGATTTAGTTGAGGAAGAAATTGATGAAAGGATATTAAGACTTTTAGGTCTAGAAGATACTTTTGATATTGACTATGATACATATAAGACTCTTTTAAAAGAAGCAAATATAAAGTATAGTGTAATAGGCACAAAGGACATCCCAACAGATGAGGTGATGTTACTGCAAGAGGAATTAAAAAGAGTAAGAAAAAAGGTTGGTAGATTTAAGTTAAAGAAGAAAAAGATAACTGCTGATGATTTTGGTTCATCTGATGCGATTACAAAAGAAAAAAAGCAACAATACTATCTCTCTATTATTCCTGAAGCAGAGGTTTCTGGTGAAGAGTCAAAAGAAAAAACTGATAGATTATTAGAAAATATTATTACAATTAGAGAAACTGTAGAGAGTATTCTTGATAAATTAAAGGGCCAAGTTAAGTTAGAAAAAGACACTGCAGAACTTGAGAGAAAAAGAGAGCAGATTGCAAAAAGAAATAGAAGAGAATCTGAATTAGAAAAGAAAAAGCAGAAAAAAGGTGGAGCATTAGGTGCCATTGCAAAAGTTTTTTCTCCAATACAAGGAGTTTTGAATTCTATATTCAGATTTCTTGCATATAGTATTTTAGGAAGAGCATTCCGTTCATTTATAGATTGGTTCTCTGACGAAAAAAATAAAAAGAAAGTAGATACTATTGTAAGATTTTTGAAGGATTGGTGGCCTGCAATTCTGGGAGCACTATTCCTATTCACAAATCCATTTGGTAGATTTATTAGAGCATTCATTGGAACTGTTTTAAAACTTACTCTTAGACTTACTAAATTTGCTATTCCAAAACTTCTAAGTTTTGCAAAGAAAAATCCTGCTGTTGCTGCTGCACTTGCTGGAGCAGGATTGTTTGCTGCAGGTGCAGTTGTACCTAAACTATTCCCAGAGACTGTTGATGCAGAAGAAAGAAAAACTGAAGCAGCTCCTGGTAGTAAAGAAGAAAAGATAGAAGCACTGAAAAAGCAAAAGGAAAATCTAGGTTTCTTGGAAAAACTTCAAGGTGTTGGTTCTGAAATTGATGAGCAAATCAATCAACTTGAAACTGGACGGACAAAATCTTATGGATTTAAAGGTGGTGGAGAAGTTTCAGAAAATAAAATATCAGCAAAAGATATTAGATTTGATGGTGGTGGAGTAATTAATTCTGGTTCGGGATTGAAAATATCTGGTGCTGGTTCTGATACGCAGTTAGTTGCAGCAACTCCAGGAGAAATTGTAATCTCCAAACGAGCAGTTGATGCCTTTGGTGCAGATACTTTCTTAGGTATGAATGAGATGGGTGGAGGAACTAACAAACCATCTACGATTAATAATATACAATTTGCTGCTGGTGGTGGAATGGTTGGTAAAAAGAAGACTGGTGATATAAAATCTAGTTTTAATTTACCTTCTGACAATTTTCCAAGAAGCAAACGACCTTTCAGCGAGACCTCAGAAAAGAAAACTGGTAGTGTAAAATCTGCATTGAATAAAGCTCAAAAATTTTATAATAATATTTCTGTTGGAAATTCCGAAAATAATTATTCAAATAAAAGTTCTGAGACAAACTCTAATAACTTTAACAATTCAAGAATGATTTCTCAGAATAATTATTTAAATAAAAGTTTTGAGACAAACTCTAATAACTCTAATAATAACTCTAAAATTATTTCTCAAAACTCTGAAAATAATTATTCAAATAAAAGTTCTGAGACAAACTCTAATAACTCTAAGAATTCAAGAATGATTTCTCAGAATAATTATTTAAATAAAAGTTTTGAGACAAACTCTAATAACTCTAATAACTCTAAGAATTCAAGAATAATTTCTCAGAGCAATTATTTAAATAAAAGTTTTGAGACAAACTCTAATAACTCTAAGAATTCAAGAATAATTTCTCAGAGCAATTATTTAAATAAAAGTTCTGAGACAAACTCTAATAACTCTAATAATAACTCTAAAATTATTTCTCAAAACTCTGAAAATAATTATTCAAATAAAAGTTTTGAGACAAACTCCAATAATTCAAGAATGATTTCTCAGAATATTGTGAAATCGAATAGTTATCCAGTAAATTATTATCCAAATGAAAATTACTCTCGATTGCAATTAGCATCTGATTCAAAAATTAATATGATGATTCCTGGACCACTTCCCAGTGGTTCCAGTTCTTCATTCATTCCTTTGCCAGATATAGTACAATCATTACCATCCCAACAAATGGGTGTGAATGATGGAACAAAAATTCCAGAATTTATTGGAAGTCCTTTTAGTGATAAAGCATCTATAAACGCAGGAATATACGGGATAGTATAAAATGGCAGTAATAGATTCCGAAAAACTACTACCACCATCAAAGTCCTCAGGAAATTCTTTGGACAACCAAAAATTTCTTGTGCCGATAACAAATTTACAACCAAAATCTTCTGCCATCATAAAGGCTTCTGATATAAAACCAGGAGAAACTGAAGAACAAGCACCAAGGATTGCAAAGAAATCTATATTATTTGAAGTCATTAAGATTAAAAAGAGTACAATTAAGATAGATAAAATTCTTGGTAAGAGAAGTGAATTTGTAAAGAATCAGCAGGAGAGAAAAAGAAAATCCTTAGAGAATGAAAGTAGAGATAAAAAGGAAAGAGCATTAGAAGGAAAAAAGAAAAAGAAAAAAGAAGGTTCTAAATTTCCATCTTTACCTGAACTTAGTTTCTTAGATAAGATTGGCAATTTTATTTTCTATAGTCTTCTTGGAAACTTTCTTAATAATTTTGGACAGTATCTTCCTAAACTATTAGAAATTGGAAAGGTTATAGGCCCAGTCTCAAATTTTCTTATCAGTTTCTCTGGAAAAATTTTAAATGCTACTGTTTCTTTTATTGAACTTGGATATAATGCATATGATAAAGTTAGAGAACTGACAAAGAAAATTGGTGGTGAGGATGCAGAGAAAAAGTTTGATGAATTCAGCAAGCAATTTAATAGATTTGCAAACATTGCAATCATTGCAGCTATTGCTGCAAGTGGTGGAACTGATTTTGGTGGCGGTCGTGGAAAGGGGGGAGGAGTTCAAAGAAGAGGATTTGATACTAAAGGGAGAAGAGTAACTAATAGTGCACAGAGAAGATACTTTAAGAAGTATGGTAGAGATAAATTCATTGAAAGATTTGGAAAAGAAAATTTAAAAAATCTTCCAAAGTCTGCTCAGAGAAGTGGATTAACAAAAGTTGCTAGAGGTGCTGTAGCAAAAACATTAGGTAGAAGTGGTTCTAAGCAAGCATTAAAGTTAACCAAAAGGTTTATAACTCCATTTGTAAAAAGAATTCCAGTCATTGGGGGTTTAATTGATTTTGCATTAAATTATTTTGTCTTTAAGGAACCTCTGGGCAGAGCTGCTTTTGCCGCTATTGGTTCTACTATCGTTGGTGCTCTTGTTGGTGCTGTCGGGAATGTTTTTGCACCTGTTGTTGGAGGTATTATTGGTGGTGCTCTTGGCGGTCTTGCTGGAGATATGGCAGGAAAGTGGTTATATGATGCATTCTTTAAGAATAAAAAACCAGTCACTCTAAAAGAAGACAGAACAAAGGACCAAGATAAAATAAAACCCGGAAGAAAACCAGAAACTCCACAATCAAGAAAGTCTTCCGGAGTAATCACTGGTTCTCAAATAGAAAAGTGGAAAGCATTTTATGCAATGGCAGAAGCAGCAGGTGCAAAGTATCCGCAACTTGTGGCTGCACAGTTTGCACTGGAATCTGGTTGGGGTCAAAGTCTTGCTGCAAAAAATAATTTCTTTGGAATTAAGGCAACGTCAAGTGAGGCTGCAACACTCTCATCAACTCAAGAAGTTTATGGAGGAAAAACTGTTCAGACTGCAGCAAGATTTAAGAACTTTGATACTCCACAAGATGCAGTCAATCATCTTGTAACTCAATGGTACAAAGACTATCGTGGTTATCGTGGAGTTAACAATGCTGGTAGTGCACAAGATGCAGCAGATATGCTTCGTTCTGAAGGATATGCTACTGATCCTGCATACTCAGCAAAACTAAAAGATTTGATGTCTAGATTTGCTGATGTCACAGGAACAAGAGATGATATTTCTGGAATCTCTTATTCCGAATCTGGTGCTAATGTTAACAGTACCAATACTAACAGTCTTGGTGGAACAACTGGAGGAAGTGGTGTACCTCCAAGTGAAGGTAGTAAACTTGCTGGTGAACTTGGAAGATATTTGGACAGTAAGGGACTTGGTGGTTTCGGAGATGGTGTATGGCAACATCCAGAGCATCCTGCTTGGAAACCAGAAAGTGGTCATAGAGTAAATTCCTTACACTATCGTTCTCAAGGTGCAAGGGCAATTGATATTGGTGGATGGGGTCCAAACTATTGGAGAAGTCGAGGATATAGTGGTATTGATGACCAGACAAAAATTATTGCTGCAATCAATGAATGGGAAAAATCTAAAGGTATTACAAAAAGAGAAGAGTTTGCACATGAAGGAAATGAACCTTCAGCACACTGGAACCATGTTCACGTTGCATATAAATCTGGAGGATGGGTTAGAGGATTAACAAAGGCAATTCTTGGTGAAAGAGGAAATGAATTTGTATTTGATGCTGATACCACAGATGCACTGGAAGACAAGTATCCTGGACTGTTAAGTGCTCTTAATAAAGCAAACTATACAGAGTCCCTTTCATTGTTAAAAAATTATACAAGTTATTATAATCCATCTATGAGTGGCAATACTATTATGGTGCAGAGAGTAATTGTAGAAAAACCAGTTCCAATGGGTGGAAGAGGAGGTGGTGGATTTGTAGCAGACTCTTCCAGTTCTAACATAGATAATAATATAGCAGCACTATCTGTAGGATAATGGGATTAGAGAATCAGGTTGCAAGGCAATATAACATAGGAAAATTTAAAATATATTCCAATGATGGAAAGAATTCTGTTGACTTGACAACAGGTGAAGGATATTTTTTGAACCTACAATACAATGAAAGTATATTGGAGAATCAAGTATCTGCTACAGTAACAATTGCAGACATTGGATATGCTGTTGGAGATTCGCAGAATCAAAAATATCTTGGCCTGATTGATGGTCTGGATATGTGTGGCGGTGAAAGAGTAGAACTTGTAATGGAAGACGGATACAAAAACAAATTGGAATTCATTGATGAGAAGTGTCTTTATGTTGCAAAAATTAGAAACAAACTTGAAGATACTCAGAAGATGGTGTTTGTAATTGATTTGGTAACAAAAGAATTTTTTATGAATGAACTTGTGGAAACAAGAGTTGATGGACCTTTCGATGGTAAAATATCAGTCTCAGTAGAAAATATTCTTAAACAATATCTGAGAACAGAGAAAGATGTTGATATTGAAGAAACAGATAATGTATATTCATTTAATGGCCATGTCGAGAAACCATTCTATAAATGTACTTGGTTAGGTAAAAGGTCAGTACCAAAAGATGGGACAAGTAAATCTGCAGGATTTTTCTTTTATGAAAATTATGATGGGTTTAAATTTAAGTCCATTGAATCATTGTTAGATTCTGAAAGAATGCAATATAAAAAATATGTTTTCACAAACACTACAGAACTTCCAGATGAATATGATGGAAAGATTCTTGAGTATATGCCCATTATTAATATTGATGTTCAACAAAAAATGAGCATAGGTGCATATGGTTCTCAAGTTAAGACATACAATTTTTATGATAATGAATATAAAGAAAAGAATATAGGTTCTCAAAAAGAAGGAGAAAAGGGAATTAATCTTGCAGGCAACAACTTACCATGTTTACCTGAAGAAATGTTTGATAAACCAACAAGAATTATTGGTAAGATGCAACCAATTGGTGTAAAGCAAAATTTAGATAAAGATAAATCAAAAGAGAAAGACTATAATGTAGATGAGATTGTTGCACAGGCAGCAAGTCGCTATAATCAATTGTTTACCATTATATTGACTGCAAAAATTGCTGGAGATTTTTCTCATAGAGTTGGTGATATTATATTCTGCGATTTTCCAGAACAGTCTCCAGGAAAAACTCAAGCAGTGAGTGGTAAAAATAGTGGGATATATATGATAGCCAATTTAGCACAACAAGTTGATGCCAGAGAGGGTTGTTGGACTCAGTTTACTCTTGTTAGAGATTCTTACGGAAGGAAACCATTTAAAAGATGACTCAAGGAAATTTTAACCCGGAACAAATTGGATCAGCAGGACTCTATTGGTGGACTGGGATTATTGTATCTGATGAGTCTTGGAAAGACAATGAGATTGCGGAGAAATGGAATACTCTAGATCAACTTCCAGGATGGGGAGCAAGATATAAAGTTAGAATTGTAGGAAAACATACTGGGGTAAGAGAAAAACTTAGTGATGATAAGTTAGAATTGTGTGAGGTAGTATATCCCGTCACTGGTGGAACAGGCCATGCAGCAAGTTATCAAACATCAAACCTGAGACAGGGTTCAGTTGTTATTGGTTTTTACAAAGATGGCACTGATGGAAATGAACCTATAATTCTTGGTTGTATTGGTAATAATGACCAGACAGTATTAAAAAGAGTACAGCAGAATGGTTTTGATACTCTTTCGGGATATACAAGTAGTACAGGTACAGCAAGAGTAGCGAAGTATTCTATTCCTCCAGGAGGTTCTCCAAGGTCTAGGCAATATATTGGAGAAGCACTTTCAAATTCTACCGATAAGGCCAACAATGCAGCAGACCAAAGAGCAGCAGAAGACCAAAGAGCTGCATCTCCTATAGCATCTCCGTATAGTTGTGATTTAATTAATTTTTCAGGAATTCAATTAAAGATACAAAATCTTATCCTTGATATTGAGAAAAAGAAGAAAGAAATATATGATTGGAGATACTCAATTACTAATGAAATTATTAGTGAAAACGGTCAAAAATTTGGAGTAGAAGAATATGTTGCATATAAAGTTGGAAAGGTTGCAGCAGATGTAACTGCAGCAATAAAAAATCTTGTACTTGAAGTACAGAAGAAAGTAAAAGAAAACGTTGAAAAAGGTGCAAAGAATTTCTATTACCTTCTTTTTCCAAATTCCAGACCTAAGGCAAAGGTTGCAATTGAAACTGCGAATGAGTTAATTACTTGTCTGTTCAGAAAGATTATTGGTCAATTAATATCAGTAATTACTAAGTTCTTATTGTCTGCAGTTAATAAGTATATTAATGTTCCTCTTTGTGCAGCAGAGAATATTCTAGGTGGAATCATTGGTAAGTTAAGTGGATTACTTAACTCTGCAATTAAAGCAATTATGGGGCCAGTCAATGCAATTCTTGGTGCAGTTGATTTGGTTGGTGATATTTTTGATATCGTTATAGGAATTTTGAGTTTTATTAAATGTGATGACCCTCCAAGTTGTTCAAAAGTTAAGGAGTGGAGTATCTATGATGGACCAGGACCAGGATTAAATCTTGACATTGGTGGACTTATAAACAAAGTTAAATCATTTGCGGGAGGAGTTCAACAGTCTGTTGACCCCGATAATTTTGATTTTGATTTGGATTTTGATGACGTATTTAATAATCCATGTAATATAAACGCAATTCTTTGTGGTCCACCAACAGTAGAATTTTTTGGTGGTGGAGGTTCAGGAGCATCTGGTAATGCCATTATAAGTGCATCCGGACAAATTTTGGGCGTTGATATTATAAGCACTGGTGGTGGTTATTCAAACCCACCTATTGTCCGTTTTGTAGATGCCTGCGGTAAAGGAAGCGGTGCATTTGGAAGAGCTGTTATTGGTAGAGTACCTAAGAGCAACAGTGATGGAACTGGAACAGGAACTACTGGAACTGGAACAGGAACTACTGGAACTGGAACAGGAACTACTGGAACTGGAACAGGAACTACTGGAACTGGAACAGGAACTACTGGAACTGGAACAGGAACTACTGGAACTGGAACAGGAACTACTGGAACTGGAGCAATAGACGGAAATAACAATACAGATATTGGAAACTTAGGAGATAATGAAACAACATTAGGTGTTATTGCAGTCATAATGGATGAGACTGGAATAGGATATTTACCAACACCAAATGGAGACCAAGGTGGTGGAGGAAGAACATGGGCTGAGGCAGAAGATACTACAATTCAAAATTCGAATGGTGATTGGCAAATTCCCATTCCTCCAGGAAATACTGTCCTTGTCAATGCAGGAGATACTGTAACTACTCCGCCAGGAACAAGTATACCTATAGTTGTAACCATTGGAACAGGAACTACTGGAACAGGAACTACTGGAACTGGAGCAGGAACTACTGGAACTGGAACTGGAACAGGAACTGCTGAAATCGATGAAGTTATTGTTGGAGGAGTGCCATATATTGTGCAGAATTCTGGTACAATTACCACACCATTCGCACCTGGCGTAAAACCATATGAAGACTATCCATCATCTTCTGATGGTTCATATCCAGTTATACTATATCTTGGTGGATTAGAAATATCAGACCCAGGATTTTTATATTCTGAAGGAGATACTGTTGTGATTGAACCCTCCAATGGTGCCATCGCAGAGATTACTTTGGGTCCATTTGGATTAATTAATGGTGTTAAGGTTACATCTCCGGGAGAAGGATTTACAGAAGTTCCAGAAATCTTTATTCAAACAGAGACTGGATATAATGCAAGACTTCTTCCAAGATTCTTTATAGATAGAATATCGCAAGATGAACTTAAGGAACCAACACCAGAAATTCAAGACAAGATTATATCTGTCATTGATTGTGTTGGAAAGATTCCACAAACAAGAAGAGAATTTTTTAGAGTACCTCTATAATGACTAAAGTAAAAAACTATCATACAATAAGATATGGCAATAAAGATGGTGAATTGAAATTTGGCCACATCACACAAAACAATGAAATTGATGCATTTATTGTTAGAAGTGGCGCAGAGTCAAATCATTACATTGAGATGTCATCTACGGGTAGTGCTAGTCGTAAGCACGGAACAACTTGTAGGTCTACAGGAACATTTCAAGTTAAAGCAGGAGATTCTGTAAAAGCACCATCAACTACAGATAAAGAAGCAAAAAAAACAAGTGAAAACTATGCTATTGTTTTTGATGCTGTTGATGGAGATATTCTTTTGAATGCACCATCAGGAAGAGTTAAAATTTGTGCTCAAAACATTGAGTTAATTGCTGCTGATGGTTCTGGACTAGATAATGGCGTAATTAGTCTTTCCGCAAATGAAAAAATTATTTTGAATAGTAAGAGTGAAATTGATATTCAAGGTGGCGTAAGTGTTAAGATGGCATCAAACGATACTTTGAATATTATTGGTAAGTCTATTTTGAATGCTTATGGTGGATTAATTGACTTTGGTGATGGTGCATCGACTGCAATAGCAGCAGGACCAAAAGTTGGTTCTAAACCATGTTTGGGTAACACATATATAAATGAAGTCAGACAAACACTAGAAAATATATTAGGATAAAAATGAAAGTACCCGATTTATTTGTGGGGAGAAGGTTATTTGTTGGATGCGGAGAACCTGTTGGACTTGGTATAGGACCACTGGAAATTAGAGGTTCTGCATATGTTGAGGGTCCAATGATTATTGGAAACCCATTATCATATCCAGTAGCAGAAGCTAATTTGATGGTTGCAAGATGCGTAAATGTAGAAGCACTTACACCCCCTCCACCATCAATCTTTAAAGTATCATCAAGAACTTTACCACCAACTCCATTAGACGTGATGCTTGGTGATCCAACAGGTCAGGTTGGTATTGCTGTTAACTCTACAGTAATCAGTATCTTCAATGCTACAAATGTTTCTATAATATCCCCAAATGTCACTGGAGTGGGAGTTTTAAATTGGGTCGGCACAAAAACTTTAACTGGTGCAGAAGCTCTTACCGGAGCAAAGGCACAAGCAGGAGCTGAAGCAAGATCAGGTGCAAAAGTTATTGATGGTAGCACAGTTATTAATGGAGCACTTGTAGTTAATGGCGCAACACAAATCAATGGATTCTTAAGTTTTACGGGTTCTATTGTTGGAGTAACAAAGGAATTTGATATTAAACATCCATCAAAGAAAGGTTATAGACTTGCTCATGGTTGTTTGGAAGGCCCAGAATTTGGAGTATATTACAGAGGAAAATTAGAAAACTCAAGTACAATCGAACTTCCAGATTACTGGATAAATTTAGTAGATCCAGAATCTATTACAGTAAACTTAACACCTCACGGACACTATCAAGAATTATTTGTAAAGTCTATTGAATGGGGCCGTAAAGTAATCATTCAAAATAACTCTGCAGGTAAAATACATTGCAGTTATACGGTGTATGCAAAGAGAATAGATATTCCAGATTTGGAAATTGAATATGTTGGAACAGAACCAAAGCAAAGAAATTTAGGAGAATAATATGGCACTGTCTGATGATATTGTAAGGGATATGACCCAAAAATTAGAAACTAAAACTAATAATATTGAGTATTTTGAAAATGAAATTATTGTTATTGATGCACAAAAAGAACCATATGATAATGCAATAATAGAAATTGACAAAAATATTCTTGCGGATGTTAACAGCATAAATTCCTCAATGCAATCTGTTCAAAGTGCTTATCAGGCAAGAATAAATTCTGGATGTAAGTCTGATTTATTTTGGAGAATAGAATCTATAGTTGATACTTCCGTTAATCTAGTTGCAGAGGCATTGCCAACTGCAGCATATTCTCAAAGTTTCAGTTACATTGATCCCGATACACTTTTAATAACTACAGCAAATGCTGGTGACGCAATTATTGGTAACGGAAATACTTCACAAAATTTATATGCAATAAGATATAGGGACCAACCATATGTTAGAAAAGACATTGGAGATACTACTGTAGGAACTTTTATTGGTGTTGTAGGGAGTGGTTCAACAGAACTTGCAATTGTATCTGCAATATCTGAAGATTTTGTCGCAGATATTAGCGTTGATAATTTAATTATCACTACAAAAGATGGTGTGTTTTCTCCCACAGCAAACACAATTGTTGGGTTTGGGAGCACAACAATTTTTGCGTCTGAGGAAATATTTAATGAAATTGTAGGTATTGCAACAACATCTCTACAAGTTTCAACTTTGCTTTTAGAAAATCCGACTATTGGATTTTCAAGTTTACCTGAAAGTGATGGTTCTTATGTATCATATACTGTTGTTAGAGATACTGAAACTTTTGAAGCATCTAAGGGAAAACGATTCAGATACAGTATACCCCTAGAAAAAAATCCATTCTCAAAAGAAACTGTAGGAGTTATAGATTCCTCCAATGTTGGTATTGGTGTGGATATAGATGTTGTGAAAAGTGGCAATCCATCAGCAACTCAGGACTGGAAACCAGAGTATGAAGGTACTACTAAGGGTGGAGAAAAGGTAAGATTTCCAAAAGTCGGTGGAGGAAAAATTTACTATAATATAGGATTTAATGTTCAACCAGTAGACTTTGTTTTCAATCCAGTATCTAGAGGAGATACAAGAATAGTCTCTACAACAGATTTTAATTTTACTACGGGAATATATGCAGGAATTATACCACTGTATCAACCAGTAAGCGGTGGATCTGGATGTGGATCTGCAGATAATGCAATTACTAATGCAGAGAATGCAAGAGATACACTAATTTCTGACACCAAATTTGGATCAAGAGAAGACACCGCAAAAGCACTAAGAACTGAGCGAGCAGATTATGCAATTAGAATTTGGACATTGAGACAGTCAATTGGAGGTGAAAATGATAAAATAGATGAGTACGGTTCACTAATAGATTTTGTCAATAATCAGGAGATAATATGAAAAACACACTTTATACAGACACTGATAATCTTGTCATTGCAAGAGGAAAAGTTTTTAATAACAATACTATCAAACTTCCCAAGGAATGGGAGAACACTGTTAATCCAAAAACGATTACAGTATCTCTGACTCCTTGTGGAATGCATCATAGAATCTTTGTCAAAACAGTTGATATTAAAGAAATTAGATTAGGTTCTGAAGGAATGCTCCCCATTGAGTGTTACTATCAGGTTACTGCAGAACTAAATAATCAATAAAAATCACTGAGATATGGCATATCAAGGAATTAGTACTGGAACTGGCATTAATGCCGGAGATGGAGATACTTTGTTTAGTGGTGCTACTAAAATTAATGAAAACTTTCAAGAGATCTATACTTCTTTAGGTGACGGAAGTATTATAAATCTCAATCAAAAAGTTGGTTATAATGCGGTAGTTGAGGTGCCTAGTAATGGTTCTGTCAATCCTCTTGTAAGTGAAGCTAATACTCTTTATATTTTAGAGGGACCCAGTAGTAGAGTAAATTTAAATAATTTATCATCCGCTCCAATTGGAACAAGATTTGGAATTATTAGTAAAGATTCAACCAATAGTATTCTTATACCTAGTGTATCCCTAATTCAAGGTTTGAATGAAGATCTGACTTTAGACAAAGACTATATTTCATTTGATCTTGTCTATACCGGATCAAGTTTTGGTTGGGCAATAAAATAAATACATAAAATGAGATTAGTTAAATCATATATCTCCAACATATCCGATAGTACAAATGGAGCAAGAGGTAAAGTTAGAGTGTATACTTTTAAGTAATTCATAAATATTCAATAAAGATTAGATTCGATGGCATATCAAGGTATAACGACAGCACCGATTGAATCAGCTGATAGTTTACTTCAAGGTGGTGTTAAGATTAATTCAAATTTTACTGAGATTTATGATGGACTTGCAAATGCTTCTGGAGAAATTGCAGAAGAAGTTTCGATTGGTGGTGCTACACCAATAACTTATACCAAAGTCACTCCAGATGTTAGGTTCTCTCCCAATTCTGAGTATGAAACTTTAAGATATTATGCAGCAAATGCAACTATTCCAGAACCTATACAACAACTTCAGAACGGAGATTTTTATGTTCAATACACAAATACAAGTGCAGTAACTCCAAATGCTGAGATTACTCTTCGATTACCTCAAAATCCAGTTTTTGGAAATAAAGTTTCGATTCATAAAGGAACTGCAACACAAAGTATCCGTGTTATTCCAAGTTCACTACCATCAAATAGTCCAGCAAATAATATTCTTGGGTTTTCTCCAGGAGATATAGGTACTCCTTCTGGAATTATATTGGATGTTCCAAATACAACATATACTTTTGTTTATGTCGGAAGACCGTATCAATCCGATTTAAGACGACTTTCCGCTGCAATCGCAGAGAATGTTAGTGAAAATGTGAAAGGATGGGTCTTGGTATAAATAAAATACAAGGAGAAATGAATAATGGCACTTAGAGCTAATCAATTTATAAATGCACCTTATACAATTACAACGACTACAGTAAACAAAACTCTAGATAATTTTGAGTATTGTATTGTTCCAACATCTGGCGGAACCGGAATTACTTTAACATTACCTAGGGGATTTGTTGGAAATAAAGTCAAAATAAGTGTATTTGACAAAACTAATGTTATTATTGATAGAAACGGTGAAAAAATTATGAACCTTGATGATAATCTCACAATAAATTTGCAATATGCTACAATAGAATTTGTATACGTAGATAATACTATCGGATGGAGGATTAGTTAAATGACAAATTTAAGTCAATTTTTTGGTTCTGGAAATGCTCAACTCCCATTACCTGTTAATCCCGATGCTATACCATTAAAATTGCTTATTGTTGGTGGCGGTGGTGCTGGTGGCGCAGCTGCCACCGGTGGTGGTGGCGGTGGTGCCGGAAAAGTACTTTATGTGGATAATTTACTGGTAAATAGGAATATTGCATATCCAATTAGAGTTGGTGGGGGTGGTCGTGGGCAGTTTACTGGAGACCTTAATGGCAAAACTTCTTATTTTTCTAACTTAAAGGCAGAAGGGGGAGGTGGAGGTGGTTATGGCACATTTACCCCTACTCCTGCAACTACACTTGGCAGTGGTGGTGGGAAATCAGGCTTTGGTAATCGGGGAACAGAGGCTTCTTTTAATTCATTTAATTCTTATACTTGTATTTCAGCAGAATCTAATATCACTGTTGCTAGTTTTACAAATGGCCAGGGGGGCCCTGTTGGAGCGAGCTCCTTTGGCGGCGGCGGTGCTGGCAGTGAAGGTTCTTCTTTCAAAGGTGGAGATGGCATTAATATTTCAATATTTTCAGGATTTTTTGGTGGAGGTGGAGGTGGAGGTCAAGATCCGGGATCTGGATTACCGTCCAGTTTCCCACTGGACCTTGGCGGCAGTGGAATCGGTGGAAATGGGGGCAGTCAATTTGCAGCACCAACACCAGGAGTAGACGGTACTGGTAGTGGAGGTGGAGGTTCAGTTGGCAATTTCGGTGTCGTGGAAAGCAATGGTGGAAGTGGCGTTGTAATCGTTGCATATCCAGATACTTTTCCAGCAGCAACAGCACCTGGTGCAACACAAAGTTTTGAAACTGATACTGATGGTATAAGTTATCGCATTTACACTTTTACTGATACTACATCAATTGCATCAATTACATTTAACTAATAAAATATAGAATTTTCTATTGAAATTACTTCTTAGTACTTACTATGATAATCAGTTAATTGAGGAACAAGGATAGATTACAGAAAATAAATACACAAAAGGAGATAAGTTAAATGAGCAATTTTAGTCAATTTTTTGGTGGTAGTAGTATTATAAAAAGGAAATTTGGTCGGTTTGACAATGGACTAATAGAAGTGAGTCAAAGATTACCACTTCCAGATCTTTCTGTTTATCAGTGGGGAGGTGGAAGTAGTGGAAATAATAGGATTGAGATTCAACTCTCAGGAAACCTCGCATATGATACCTCAGGTATTACTGGACAATGCGATTTAAAAAAAACTTTTATAAATGTAGTATACCTAATTCCACCACAGGTAAGAAGAGTTAATACTCCAATAGGCGGTGGTGCAGAATCTTGGACAGAAACATATTACCCTCAAGTTTTTCTTTCCAATACAATATCCTCAACAGAAACTTTCCTTGTGGTTGAAGGTAGACCTGTGCCATCACTTCGCCGAATTGGAGATATTCCTAGAATAGGTATAGAAGTATTCGAGCTCCTTTGATTTTTTATGTTGACACCCAACACCCATCGTGCTATGATAGTCAGGTAATCAACGAACGAGACCAAATGTCTGATGAGTATCTGACTCGATGCGTGGTGGACCCCATCAAGCGCACTGTGTATATCTATTCCAGTGAGGGGTCAGAAAAGGAAGTGGTCTGTGATACCACCGAAGAGTTTATGAATGTGCTAAAATTTGTTCGTGCCACACTGGGAGAAGACACTCTTGCTTATGCAAGTCCACTCTGAGGGAAAATCGACTTTTAATTCCATTTTTGGGCGGAAAAAAATCCCGGTAATTTTTTGGTCTGTAGGGTTTTCATGAATTTAATCAAAATTGACTATCAGTCTCTAATAGAGCGGAGGGTGAAGACAACACCAGAAAATGTCAAAGAAGCAAACGAGGCACTATTTCGTGCTAAAATGACCGTGCCCGCAGCAGCGAAGCACTGCGGTATGACTCAGAAGGAAATGAAAATGACCTTCCAAGAGTATCTCAAGTATCATCCACCAACTTACGAAATGGAATGATACAAGCACTTGACAATCTGAGGTTTATGCCTTATAATTGTTAAGTGCCTAAATTACTTAGAGCATAAATAAAAATAAACACTGCTCTAAGTAATATGATAGGAAGTTGTAAAAATTGTAAAAAGCAATTTAATTATTTCCCATCTCAGGGAAAAGGACTTTATTGT